GCTGGCACCACTTACTACGTCATTGCCTATACGGCCAGCTCTGGCGCCCTTCAGGTATCCGCTACGTCTGGTGGCGCCGCTGTCAACATCACCGACGATGGCACTGCGGTCGCACCTAACGAATTTGAAGTATATTACGCCGATTACGCCGCTGTCGGCCAAGTTCAATCTTGGAGCTTTGAAATTAGCCGTGCTGAAATCGACGTGACCACCATCGGTCAAACCGCTGGGCAGTACGCACCTTTCCGTGCTTACATCCCTGGCTTTGCTGATGGCAACGGCACTGCAACCATCTACGTCACCAACGAAGACAGCGCTCTGTCGAACCGCATGGTGGAAGACGTGCTGCAGCGCCAGCAAGTTGGTTGTGCCTTCAAGCTGTACACCGACAAGCAAGGCACTGAAGCACTAAGCCGCAGCATCGCAATGGATGCCGTGCTGTTGACCGCTAGCCTCAACATCAATCCCGACGATGCTCAGCAGGTAGAAATCACCTTCCGTCCGGCTGGCATACCTACTTTTGACTTCAGCATCTCTGCTTGATAGTTAAACGGCCCTAGCCTATGCTGGGGCCACCTACATTTATTTCATGGCATCATCTGCCCTGGCACGACTTAAGAAGGCTGCCAATCTTGAGCCAATCAAGCGCGTTGTAACACTCAACGATGGATCTACGTTTGAGTTTTACGCCACAGCGCTCACGATGGCAGAACGCGAGCGTGCGCAGAAAATGCCTGGCGGTGATGACCCCAACGGCTTTGCGCTCAACTTGCTGGTGACCAAGGCAACGGATGATGCCGGCCAGCGGCTATTTCAAGCTGGTGAGATTGCCGAGCTGAAGAATGAAGTCCTCGATAGTGACCTGCAAGGCATGATGCTGGCGATTATTACCAACCCCGAAGAAGCAGAAACCGATATGAAAAGCACTCAAAAGGGAGCTAAGTAAAGATAACCTTTTGCTGCTGCAACTTGGGGTTGCGAAAGAGCTGGGTTACACGCTGGTCCGGCTCAACCGCGAAGTAACGCTAGAAGAGCTGCTGCTTTGGTCTAGTTATTTTGAACTGCAAAACGAAGAGCAGGATCGTAGACTGAAGCAACGCCGTAGGTAAGTCGTGTCGGTTGTCGCCAACGTTGCCATTAACGTCGACAGCCGCAATGCGGTTAGCAAGCTGCGTGAGGTTCAGTCGCAATCGCAAGCAACAGAGCGTGCAGTTGGCGGACTAGGTGCAGCACTTGGCAAACTTGCAGTTGCAGCGGCTGCATTGCAAGCAGCGCGGTTTGTCTTTGCTAAGACTGCTGAACTAGAAAGCCAAACGCGCAGCTTGCAAGTACTGACGGGCAGCGCAGAAAAGGCTGGGCAGATTATCAAAGAGCTGCAGCAACTTGGCGCGGTCACGCCATTCACAAGCACTGAGCTGATTGATTCAGCCAAGCGCTTACAAGCGTTTGGCGTTGAAGCCGACAAAGTTGTAGAGACAACACGCAGGCTGGCAGACGTTAGCGGCGCTACTGGTGCTGAACTGCAAGGTTTAGTTACTGCCTACGGTCAAGTACAGGCCAAAGGCAGGCTGCAGGGCGAAGAGCTGCTGCAGTTTCAAGAGCGTGGTGTTGCGCTGCAGCAAGAACTGCGTAAACAGTACAACCTAAGCGGCGAGGAGTTCCAAGATGCACTCAGCAAAGGCAAGATCAGCGCTGAAGCGGTTGAGTTTGCGATTCAAAGCCTTACAGAGGCTGGCGGTAAATACGCTAACGGCGCTATCGCGCAGAGCGACACGCTGAACGGACGGTTTAGCACACTGCAGGATGGCATTGAGGAAATAGCAAGAACGATTGGTGCCGCACTAACGCCAGCAATTAAGGCGGTACTGAACGAAGCGATATTTGCGATCAATACAATCAATCAACTGTTAGCAACTGGCGCTAGGGCGCGGTCGTTTGGGCTGGATCAACGCGCCCGAAAGCAAATACTTGATCAGGCGTTAGACGAAGCAGTAGATATTGTTGGCAGAAATGCGCAAACCGGTAGGCGCATAGCAAATAACTTTGAGCGCGGGCGTCAAATTCAAGAAATTGCCGCCCAACGCGAGCGCGACTTGATCGAAGCCTATGGCATCCGCACAGGGCAAGTCAAGCCGCAAGTCACCGCACCGCAAGGGCAACGCGCATTGCCTCCGCTTGGCGCAGGCACCGCAGGAGCAGGCCGTAAAGGTAAAACAGATGCCGAAAAAGCAGCAGAAAAAGCAGCACGTGAAGCAGAAAAGCTGGCTCAAGAAATCCAGCGCTCATTAGAACTAGGCGACAGGCTTGGCACTGAATTCTCGCGCCAAGTATTACTGCTTGGCGAAGCAAATGAAATTGAGCAGAAGCGTCTGCAAATTCAGTTTGAATACGAAGACCGCGCTAAGCAGATTGGTGAACTAAAGAACGCGGAGCAACGAACTAACCTGACTGATCTAAATAATGAAATCAAACGATTAGAAACACTAGAGTTGCAGACTGAGGAGCTTAAAAAGCAACTGGAAGAATACTACAAACGCGCTGGGCTCAAGTTAGAAGATCCACTGGGCGGCGGCGCCGGTGCATTTAGAACAGACATCAATTTAATGCCGGGCGCTGCTGAGCAGCAAATGGCTAAATACCGCGAAGAGTTAGACGCATTAACCAACCCAATCAATATGGCAGTCACTGGCGCCAATGCCATTGGTGATGCTTTTGGCACTGCATTCCAAGATATCGCAACGGGCGCTAAGTCAACGCAAGATGCATTGGCTGATGCGTTCAAGAGTATTGGCAGTGCATTTATCAGTATGGCGACAGAAATCATCGCAAAACAGATAGCGATGATTGTGTTCCAAACCATACTCAAAGCACTCGGCGGTGGCGGCGGTGACATGTTTAGCGGTGCGGGTCCGTATCAGTTGCCCAGTGGCGGCGGATTCGCAGAAGGCTTTTCAATGCCAAAACTGTTTGCAACGGGTGGATTTGTCACCGGACCGACCTCCGCAGTAATCGGCGAAGGTGGCGAACCCGAGTACATCATCCCCGCTAGCAAGATGCGTGGTGCCATGTCGCGTTACTCGGCTGGTGCTCGTGGCTCCAGCGTTATCCCCGGCAACGGTGGCGAACCTGCTGCAGCGAGTGGCGGTGTTGCCACAATGGAACCAATCGATGTGCGCTACAGCGTGGAGCGCATTAACAACGTGGATTACGTCACCGCTGATCAGTTCCAGCGCGGTATGGCACAGGCTGCTCAGCAAGGCGCCATCCAAGGTGAACGCCGCGCCATGCGCAGCCTCAAGAACAGTGCCGCCACACGTCGCGGGGTTGGCATCTGATGGAATACGCCTACGGTCATTTGTTGGATATTGGACCCACAGGGCAGTCCGCTCAATATCGGTTCCAGAACTACGCAATTAATCAAAACGTAAACGGCTACTTGTTTCTGCCGTTTGGCTTTGGTGGTGCAGTGGCGACACTGCAGGGCGACAATTTGGACGCCACCTTGCAGTTTGCGAATACGGACATGACGCGCAACTGGATTAGACAAGCGCTTGATAATTTATGGGTCGCCAATGTCACTACAGTGCTTTGGGAGCCTTCTACGGGAGCTGTCCAGCGCACCCTTTACACCTATTGGGGTAGTTGCTCTAGCGGCGGCTGGGATGAAACCACAATCCAAGTCAGCCTGAATTCTGTACTAGACGCTGTACAAACCAACATTCCAGGGCGCCGGCTGCATCGCTGGCAAGTTGGCAGCATCCCATTTACTGCACAGATCCGTGTGTGAGTATCTGCTGGGACGCCGTTACAGCTACGGCGACAGCGACTGTATCCACCTTGTAATCGACGCACTGACAGCAATGGGAATGAACCCGCCGGCAGTGCAGCAAGCGTGGTACACAATGAATCCACGTCAGGTATTAGGAGAACTGGCGCGATACTGCAACCGGGTTGACCTGCCCGCTTACGATGGTGACATCACAGTGTTAGCGGCTAGCCCGCTTGCTTTTGGGGTTACATGGCAGACCGGGATCCTGTACATCAACCAGCATTTGAAGGCAGTGGACTGGAAACCGGCGCACGCCCTTACGATCCGCCGCTCTTACCGTATGAAATCGCGCTAATTCAAGCACTTGGTTGTAGCGAAGGTGAATATCGCAAGTTTGTGCGTTTTGCACAGCAACACGCTCATGTGCGACCTGCCGAGTATGCGCACGTCCCGGAAATCAATAATTTGGAAATACTAGCTATTGTCAGTCTTATACTGGGACTGGCCTCAACAGCCGTAAGTATTTTGTTGGCCCCCAAAGCGCCAACACTTGAAACACCAGCAAAGATTCGCGGCAAAAAGCTTGCTGATCAAATCGGTCCAGCGCGCTTCAACCAAACCACCAGCTTCAATAACGTCAGCGCCCTTGCCGAGTACGGTCAACCCATCCCCATCCCATTTGGCAAGCGCGGCACAGGCGCTGACGGCGTACTCACCGGCGGTTTGATTCTCGCTCCGGCGTTGGTTTGGAGCCGGCTGTACTCCTACGGAAGCTACCAAGCCTTTGAGGGCATTTATGTTGCCGGCGAATACGGCATTGTTGCGCCTGAGCTAGGCGGCATCCGTATTGGAACAACCGCATTAAACAGTCTTGGTACTCGTGACTATGCGCTGTTCTGGTCTTCACAATTCGAAGAAAACCGTCCTACTGCAGCGCGTTTAATCGCTGGAACACAAGGCGATGGAGCAACCGGAACAGTTGGGCGGCAGATTTTTACAGCGCCAACAGAAGACGGTCAGTACAGCCAAGGATTTTCCATGGCGTACAACCCACAAGCCAACACGCAGTTTGGTACATCCACCCCAGTTCATAACGGCAGCGCCTACAGATTTAACTGGGAAATTATTAGCGCTCCGTACGCTTCAACACTCGGTTCTGACAACAAACGAGAACGATACGAAATTCAAGCAAAACGTCGCAAGATCGCGGGATCACTTGCAGATGTGCTGCATGACGACAACGAAGAACGCGGTATGCCCGGCGTTGGACGCGCCTACTCGCGCCGCATGGGCTTTATTTCACATAGCGGAACAAATGGAGGTGCAGAAATTGAAAATCGCAAGATTGTCAATGTTAGTGCTGACGACACTTTAGTTTTTGAAATTGACGGTGAAAATTGGCAAGAGTTGCGGCAGCGCGAGCCTGAAGATGGCGGCTTCAAAGGTACAGATGTTGATCTAAAAGATTTGCGTAGCTCAGCAAATAGCTGGCGAGAACGCGCTTCCGATCTTTTAGCAGTTGGAAGCCGCTGGATCATTGGGGCTTCGGTGTGGGTAGTTGAGTCTCGCGAGCCACGTTTATGGAAACCCGGCAGAACACAGCACATCACCTTTAGATGCGTTTCTATTACCGGAGTCGCGCAAGTTGGTATTCCTGGAACGCGCACCATCCGCGAACCACTGGGCGGTTACGAAGGCCAGGAATTTAACCCCAACAAGCACTGCGGTGCTGCTTTCTACAACGTTTGTCGTCTACACACCGCCAGCATCCGCCCTGTTCGTCGTGATGCACAAGTTATTGAAATCGGACTCCGCAGCCAAGTCTGGAACCGTGGCGCAGGTTTGTGCGACTTCACTCAAATTCCAACCCCGCAAAAACTAAATTTCTACGACAAAAAAAATATTGCGCTGAATACTCCGCGCATGGACAAATACTTTAAGCGAACGTCTTGTTTCTCGCTATGGGTGCGTCCTGTGCAGGTCTATGGCCAAGCACAAAACTCTTGGGCACGCCTCGGTGTTGTTATGTGCGTAACGGGTTCCGCACCCATTGACCATTACAACTACATCCGCATCCGTCCTCGCATTGCTGGTTACTACGAATACCGCTTTATCCCACGTACCGGCTCAGATATTGCTATCAATAGCATCGAAACAAACATCGCTTTACGCCTAAATTCTAAGACTGGTAAGGAAATTGGACGTGACTATACCAGTTCGTTTGTGGGTGGTGCGGCAGCCTACGGCGATTTTCGTGTCACAACTCACGGCGAAGAAGTAGCCATTGCAGACATTGTATTTAACGACGAACTTCTTACGGATGCCCAAGATTTCAAAGAAGAAACTTTAACAAAAACCAAGATCCCATCCAGCCTGTCTCAGTATGATCAGTCATCAAATACGGGCAGTATTTACTTGATCAAACACGCTTGGTACACAAGCTTCTTGGGCAATGCCTGGGATTATCCCGGACAAACTAGAAGTGCAAACTACCAGCATTACAAACCCAATGGTGACAAGTACATCACGATTAAAATATTGGCCGATTCCAATGCAGGAGTTATCGGAAGCACAATCGGTCAACGGTATGTAAACGCTTCGGGGTCTACATATCACTGGGACAATGTTCGGTATCAAGTTGTATCTGCCACTGGAGAATGGACAACAGACGATGCTTTTACCATTCAGCGAGCAGTAAGCAACGCCTTCTCAAATCAAGAGGGTTACACCTCAGTTAGTTTTGCTTTTAGCGTTTCTGCGGTAAAAAATCAAACAACAAGCGTCACAGCTGACTACAGCGGTGCAAGCCGCGTATTTGAAGAGAATTCTCAGGTATCTGACTGCAGTCATTACCTAGAGCTTACCAAGTCAAACGAAAGCAGCCCTGAGCACGAAATTGTTTACGTGAACGAGTGTATTGCTAACGAAAGTTTGGCCGAGTATTACGGCATGTCCACGCTAGGACTAACAGTTAAATCTAGCGGTCAAATTGGCGAAATCGGTCAACTGCGTGCATGGGTGCCAACCGGTATCAACGTCTACCGCCTAATCGAGCAAGACACAAAACCCAGCAACCTATTTGCCGACTTGGTGTATTACTTACTAACAAGCAAAAGCCAAGGCGTCGGCAATGTTGTACCTGCAGAGCTTATTGATGTCGACGCACTTACAACAACCGCCCGCTATTTGCGAGCAAACAAAATTTTCTTTGATGGTGTTGTAGAGGATAGCGAAAGCCTGCGCTCGTTCCTTTACGACAACGCTGCCCTTCAACTCTGTAACTTCACCATCAAAAATGGTCGCTTTGGCATGATGCCGGCGCTGCCTTATGACAGCAGCTACCAGATCAGCACAACGCCAATCGCAATCGAGCAGATCTTCACTGCTGGAAACATCATCCAAGACAGCCTGCAAGTCCAATACATTGATGCCGCTCAGCGTTCAAACTTCCGCGCACTGGTTAGCTGGCGCGTAACCATCGAAAACGACCTGCCAACACAGGCATCAGCACTCGTTGATTGGGCCGACATCCCCGAAGGCAGCCGCTCTACGACCCAGCAGACATTTGACCTCACTGATTTCTGCACCAACCGAGCGCAAGCATTACGCACTGCGCGTTTCCTTCTGAGCGTTCGCCGCCGTATCACACATACAGTCAGCTTCAAAACGGTGCCCGATGCGCTTGGTATTCAGCCTGGCTCGTACATCCGTGTTATCACCGCTGCTACCACCTACAGCGCTACCAACAATGGCGCAATCACAGACGCTGGCACGCTGGTCAGCATCAGCACAATCGCCAATGGCACGTACAACGCCATGGTATACAACCCGGCAACGAGCCAAGTGCTGGAGCGTGAAATCACAATCAGCAATAACGTCGTTACTGATTCAACGTTGTACGGCACATTGTTCACATTGCTGAGCGAAACTGTCAGCAAAGGCGTTTACCAAGTGGAGCAGCTAACGCTTGACGAAGACGGCCTAGTCAACGTTTCAGCCGTGGAAGTACCCGTCGATTCCGCAGGAGCTAGCATTGTGGCAAAGGACGTGCTGACCGAAAGCAATTTCCGCGTGCTGGAGTAATGGCATTTCCAACGCTGCAACCCACAAGCCGCGATTTCAGTCCAGGCGACTGGCCGATCAAGCGGTACAACTCGCAATCTGGCGCCGAAGTACGGATTTTGTACGGCAGCCGCCGCACCAATGCCAAGCTCAGCCTCGGCTACGACAACATCACTGACGCGAACGCGCAGCTTTTTCTAGATGATTACGCCGCGCAATACGGCACTTTGCGTACTTTTACGCTGCCTGGTGCAGCACGTGCCGGCTGGGGCGGAACCGCAGCAAGCGTGGATGCACCATCTAGCGCAGCCTGGCGTTACGAAAGTGAGCCTCAGATTCGCTCTGTGAGACAAGGTCGCAGCAGCGTTACAGTGAATCTGGTGGCGGTGATCTGATGGCTAAGGTCTATACCGGACGTGACGGTCGCCTACTGATTAACGGCACCGAGCAAATCAAGGTCAGCAACTGGACCCTGACTGGCGCACTTGAAGTGCTGGAAACCACCACGCTTGGCGACAACCAACGCAGCTACGCGCCAGGTGTCCAAGAATTTAACGGCAGCGCCACCTTGCTGTATTACAAAGATGACACAGGCCGCAACGATGCGGCTACAGCGTTGAAAAAAGTTTTACGCGTCGCCGGTGTATCCAGCAGCGATACAGTGACTCTTCGCCTGCGATTGGTGGACGGCAATACCAACAGCGACGTAGAGCTGACCGCGTATATCACCAGTGTCAGTTTTGGTGCCAGTGTTGGTGAAGTCAGCTCTGCGCAGATCAGTTTCCAAGGCACTGGTGCGCTCACAGCGGTGACAATCTGATGGGTATCTACCTTGGCAACGTTGGCAACATTGAGCTGACTCGCGTTTCTATTGAAGGGAGCAAAACATCCGTAATTAACCCCGGAGACGTAAACACAGACCGCGACCGTTTCAGCTTTGACTTTGATTCGAGTTTTTTAACCAGCGGCGACTTCGTAGAAATCAGCACCACAGATAACACAAACCTCGACTTCATTTCGGCCAGTGGTTGGGCCAACAATACCGTCCAATCCAGCGGCAACTGGTACATCTTTGTTGATGAGCTAGGCGGTATAAAACTCTACGAAACATTTGACGACAGCTTAGAAGGTGGCGGTACAGGCTTGATTCCTCTTACGTCTATAACACGCAACATCCCCATTAACGTAAAAATTGCAGACACGGCATCACGGTTATTGGCTTCCGTAACAGATTACGAACTAAATACAAATCGTGAAACTGTAGATATTACGACGCTTAGCGACGAACATCGCCAGCAGTACAGCAGCTTAATCAGCGGAAGTGGACGTCTTACCGCACACTGGGACTACACCAACGTCATCAATGAAGAACCAGTACACTATCTTATGCAGCTGGTACTTCGCACAGAAGTAGGTTCTTCTTTCCACGGCAAATTTTATGTCAAGTACGAAAACACTGTTTCACAGGGCGGCGATTTCGATGCAACCCAGATTAACGACGCGCTGTGGTGGGAATTTGACGCCTTGGTAACAGCCAGTGCCGTAAGTTTTGCTGCCGATGAAATGATCACTGGCACAATCGACTTTGTAGCTACTGGTCCAATCCGCCTACGCGCCCAAACCCAGCAAAAACGCTTCTTGCTGCAAGAGGATACGGGCAAGATCAAGCTGGAAAAACCTGCCGACTCGCACCTGTTGCTGGAAGAGCTGGAGTAAGACTTAGACTTGGTGTAACTGTAAACGCCACGCAGGCACTGGGGCATGGCCGACCTTCGTATCAGCGAACTAGCGGCGCTTGCCGGTGCTAACCTTGCGGCAAGCGACCTGCTCGCCGTAGTTGATACCAGTGCCAGCGAAACCAAAAAGATCACTGTCACAGATCTTGTAGGCAACGCCACAACACTGATCGCCAATGCAACCATCCCTGGCGCGAAAATCCTGTTTGGCTCCCAGCAGGTCGCAGGTTCTGCCCTCGTCAATGGTGCTGTAGGCGCAACCCAGCTTGCTGATGACGCCGTAACGGCAGCCAAACTTGCCGACGAATCCAGCGTTGATCTTGTAACCACCCTGCCCGCCAGCGGTGCTTTTGTTGGTCAAATCGCCCTTGATACAGACGACAGCAAGATCTACTGCTGGAACGGAAGCACTTGGGTCAATATCAAAGCTTCGGGCAGCATCAACACCGTTGTCGGTGACACTGCTGGTGTCGTCAATCTGACCGTCACCACATCCGGCGATCAAGTCACAATCACAACATCACTGGATAACACCAGTGCGGCGGCTCAGTTTCTGGCTGGCCCCACCGCTGCCGCTGGCGCTGTTGGTTACCGCGTGATTGCTGGTGCAGACCTTCCTACAGCCACAACTAGCGCCAAAGGCGGCGTGATCGTCAACGGCAACGGCCTGACGATGAGTGGCAGCACCATCGTTGTTGACAACACTGTCACGGCATCTGGTGCCAATCACCACATTGTCCAATACAACGCCAACGGCTTAGTTACTGCAGGCCGCTCGATTGTTGCAGCGGATGTACCGCTTGCCACAGCTAGCACCATCGGTGTTGTCAAACCGGGAAGTGGTCTCGGCGTAGATGGCTCCGGTTTTCTTAATCACAACAACAGTGTCACTGGTGACACTGCAACCAAAGTCACCTTCGACAGTGAAGGTCACATCACTGCTACATCGGCACTGATTGACACCGACATTCCAAACCTGTCAGCAGACAAGATCACAAGCGGAACGTTTCCAACGGCTCGCATTGGTTCCAAGGCAGTAACTGGCGCCAAGGTCGCCGACTACGCTGTTGCGCTATTTGGTGAGACGCAGCCAACGGCTGAACACATCGGTCAATTCTTCTTTAATCCGATCACCCGAGATCTGTATCTCTGGGACGGCAACGTGTACCAGCCTGTCGGTATCAGCGCTGGTGAAATTATCCTCGCTGGGACGTATGACGCCAGCGCCAACTTGCTGGATTCCGTAACTGCAGAAGGTGCCGCCGCCGGTTTCACTAACGGTCAATCGCTGCCTGCCGCCGCTGCAGTCAACAATCGCTATTACGTCGTCGTCAGCCAAAGCGGCAACGGCACATCGCCTGCACCAACCGTTGCCCTGGAACCCCCGGACATTCTTCTGTCCAACGGCACCAGCTACGTTTTAATTGAGACGTCCGAAACGATCACTGCACAGATCGCATCAAACGTTGGTTTTACTCCTTACGGCAGCATCGCCAGCACCAACGTCCAAGGTGCTATTGCAGAGCTGGACGACGAAAAGCTGGCCAAAGCCGGTGGCACAATGACCGGTCAGTTGTTGATCGGTACTGCTGGCAGCTTGGTGTTTGAGGGTGCAACCGACAACGCCTTTGAAACGACGCTTGCAGTAACCGATCCGACTGCTGATCGGACCATCACGTTTAAGGATGCCACTGGAACTGTGGCTCTAACTAGCGATCTTGACGATGGCTCGTTCTAAGGCTTAATCGTTAAGCTAAGAGAGTAATTTCCAGCCTTCGGGCGTTAAGGAATGGCTCTCCAGCACCTGCGTAGTAGCACTGCAAATAAGCGTCCTCTGCCTGCTGGCATGAGCGACGGGCAGCTTGCTATCAATACCAACCTTGCCAGCCCCGGTGTTTTCTTTAAGGACAGCAACGGCGACCTTGTAAAAGCTGGTCCCGTTCATGTTGGTACAACTGCCCCCAACTCAAGTCCTGCTGCTGGCGGTCAAACCGGCAACACCAAAGGCGAGCTGTGGCTGGATACTAGCGTCAGCCCAAACCAGCTAAAAACGTGGGACGGCTCTAACTGGATCAGCGATTTTCCTGACGAAATTCCTGTCAGCAAGTTACAAGACGGTAGTGCTCGCCAACTGCTGCAAACCGACGCGGCTGGCACTGGCGTCGAATGGGCAAGCAATATCGACATTCCTGGCACGCTCGATGTAACTAGTGCTGCAACATTTGATTCGACCATTGGCGCATCTGCTGGTAGTGCATCTACCCCAAGTATTACTTTTACCGGCGACACAAACACCGGCATTTACTCCCCCGGCGCAGACCAAGTAGCGGTAGCAACTAACGGGTCTGGGAGGTTGTTTGTTGATGCGAATGGGAATGTTGGCCTCGGCGGCACGAATTCTTTAGGTTATGGCAGCAGTGGACCCACTCTGCAGGTTATACCAACAGGCACACC